CTACGGCATGCAGGCGCTCATCGTGCGGACGACCGCCGAGAGCGGTGATGGTATCGTCCGGTTCCGGCCGCGGTTGCCGCAGGACAATTTCCGTGTGCCACTCCAGTTGCAGGTGCTGGAGGGGGACTTTCTGGATATCTCACGGACGATGGGCATCGCGACCGGGCACATCGTGCAGGGTGTGCAATTCAACCTCTACGGGCAGCGCGAGTCTTACTGGCTCTATAACTATCACCCGGGCGGCGTCTACATGCTGAATCCGCGCGGTGGGATTCTGAGCCAGGCGGTACCAGCCGCACAGGTGATGCACACGTACTGCATCCTGCGGCCCGGTCAGGTGCGCGGCGTGCCATGGCTGGCGCCCGTCATGCTGGCGATGCGCGACCTCGACGACTACCGCGACGCGGAGCGCATGCGGAAGAAGACCGAAGCTTGCTTGGCGGGAATCGTCACGCGCCCCGAGGGTTCGGGCGGCCTGCCCATTGGCGCCAAGTCCACCGACCCGAAAACCGGGAACACGCTGGAGCGGATGTACCCCGGCATGATCGAGTATTTGAAGCCGGGTGAGGACATCAAATTCAACGCGCCGTCTCCGGCCGGTGGGTACCGCGACTACCTGATGACCGAACTCCAGGGCATCGGCGCAGGCATCGACGTTCCCTATGAGTTGCTCTCTGGGGATTTGTCCAACGTCAACTATTCCTCCTATCGTGCGGGCATGCTTGGTTTCCGCAATGCCATCGAGGCGTTCCGCTGGTTGACGCTGATCCCGATGTACTGCCGCCCGACGTGGCGAAGGTTCATCGACACCCTGGTGTTCATCGGAAAGATTCCCGAGGCGAACTACGGCGTGCAGTGGACGGCGCCCAAGTTCGAATCCGTGGACCCGCTGAAGGATGCCATGGCCGAGTTGAAGCGCATCCGCACCGGCACGCTGACATTGTCTGAGGCGATCGCGCAGAACGGCTACGACCCCGAGAAGCAGTTGCAGGAAATCAAGCGGATGAACGACCTGCTCGACGAGCTGCAAATCATCCTGGACTGCGATCCGCGCAAAGTGAACGACAAGGGCGTCGAGCAGTCGACCGTGGGCGGCGACACGGCGTCGGCGCCAGCCGCGAAGCAGACTGGCACGGTAAAGCATTCCGCCCGGCAGTGGGATTCGCCCACGCGAACCTACACTTCGTAAATCAACAGCAACAGGAAGGAGTCCTTTATGCCCGAAGAAATCGCGGGGACAGCGCCGGAGACTGCGCCGGCGGAAGTCATCGCTGCTGCGGCGGCACAGACCGAGCCTCCACAGGAAAGCCCGGAATTCCAAGTCGAGCGCTTCACGGTGGCGGCGACCTTCGCTCCGCCGTCAGCCAATGACGATGCTCGCACCATAGACGCAGTCTGGTACACGGGCGCCAAGGTGCCCCGGTTCGACTGGCGCAGTGGCGAGGAATACGACCTCATCCTCGACATGAAAGGCTGCCGTATGGATCGCCTGAACAACGGTGGTCCCGTGTTGGACTCGCACAGCGCGTACGGGGTGGAGAGCCAACTCGGCGTCGTGCGCAAGGCGTGGGTGAAGAAAGGTACGGGCTTGGCCACGATCCAGTTCAGCAAACGCGATGCCGTGACTGCGATCTGGAACGACGTCAAGGGCGGCATCATTCAGAACCTCAGCCCCGGCATGTGGATCTACAAGAAGGTCGACACCACGCCGAAGGGCCAGGAACGCAGGGAATTCACCGCGACGGATTGGGAGCCGTTCGAGATTTCCCTCGTGTCAGTGGCCGCCGATGCGGCCACCAATTTCATGTCGGCGGCGGGAACGCCACCGGCGCCACCGAGTGCAGTTGAAACCCAACGGGCATCTGCCCACACAAAGGAGACACCTGACATGGAAACGACCACGCAGGACCCGGGCGTAGAGGCCCGTCAGAACGAAGTTGCCCTCGCCGCGGCGCGCGACGAGGCGGTGAAGGCGGAGCGGTTGCGTGCGAGCACCATTCGCGCCATCGCGACCGGCCCATTCAAAGTGGAGGAGAGCTTCCTCGCCGCGCTGATTGACGAGGGCGTGTCCGTCGAGACCGCCCGTGAGCGCATCATGACGAAGCTCGATGCCGAGTACCGGAAGAATCCGACCCTGCCGATTAACCCTCTCTCCACCTGCTTCGCCAAAGACGAGACGGACAAGCGGCGCGAAGGGATGGAGGCTGCGCTGCTCCTGAGAGGCAACCCTCGCGCGCCCCGCGAGATGGTCGACAAAGGCCGCGAGTTTGCCGGGCTCACGCTGGTGGACATGGCGCGCGAATGCCTGAATGCCGCTGGTGTGAAGACGCGCGGAATGGACCGGCACGAGATCGCTCGTGTCGCGCTCCAGGGCCGGCATGGGGCGTCCGAGTATTTCGACGGCGCCATGACCACCAGCGACTTCCCCAACATCCTGGCGAACGTCGCCAACAAGACCCTGCGCCAGGCGTATGAGGCGGCACCCCGCACCTTCGTGCCGTTCTGCCGCCAGGTCACCGCGGCCGACTTCAAGCCGGTGAATCGCATTCAGTTGAGCGACATCGCCGCGTTGCAGAAGACCAACGAAAACGGGGAGTTCGTTCGCATCTATCTGGGCGACTCCAAGGAATCCTACGCGCTCACGACCTGGGGCGGCATCGTGCCCATCACCCGAAAGGTGGTTCTCAACGACGACCTTCAGGCGTTGACGCGGATTCCCGCCGGTTTGGGCATCGCGGCCGCCACGCTCGAGAGTGACACCGTGTGGGCTGTGATCACGGCGAACGCGAACATGGCCGATGGACTGCCTCTGTTCCACGCCACCCACAAGAACCTGACGGCCACCAACGGCCTCGCGGCGGTGGCCAACATCACTGCCGCGCGGAAGGCGATGCGCAAGCAGACTGCGCCCAAGGGCACGATCCTGAACTTGATCCCCAAGTACCTGATCATCCCGGCGGCGCTCGAGGGCATTGCGGTCCAGATCACGAATCCCATCAATCTGGCGGCAACCGCATCCTCCGCCGATGTGCCCGCGTTCGTGCGCGCCATGGTGCCGATCGTGGAGCCCCGCCTCGATGCGGTGGCGAGCGTCGGAGACACGAACTGGTACACGGCGGCCGACCCGAGCTCGATTGACACGATCGAGTACTGCTATCTCGAGGGGCAGCAGGGGGTCTACATTGAGACCCGGCAAGGCTTCGAGGTGGACGGCGTCGAGATCAAGGCCCGTCTGGACTTTGCGGCTGCGGCGATCGACTTCCGCGGCTTGCAGAAAAACACGGCGTAGGGCGGTCGAGTCAACATTCCGAGGCAACGAAAAGGAGAAAAGAATCATGATCAACTTCATAAAAGGCGGTGACAATCTCACCCTTGCGGCGCCCTACGACGTGCTCTCCGGGGGCGGGTTGAAGGTGGGCAACGTCTTCGGCGTGGCCGCCTTCGACGCACTCTCGGGCAACAACGTCGAGTGCGAAGTAGAGGGCGTCTACGACCTGGCCAAGGACGCCAGCACCTTTGCGCAGGGCGACTTGGCCTACTGGGACGACACGGCGAAGAAGGTGACGTCCACGGTCGGCAGCAACCTCCTGATCGGGGCGGTCGAGGTGGCCGCCGCAACGGGGGCCGCCGTGGTGCGGGTCAACCTGTTTAGCGTGCCCGGTTTCTCGGGGCAGGCGCACGGCCTCAAGGTGGCGTACGCCAAATACGACTTCAGCGTGGATGGTGGCTCCTCCTGTACGCCGGCGGTCAGCGACACCATCCCGATCAACGCCGTCGTGTTCGGGGGCGGCGTGGTCTCGACTACCGCTGTCGCGGCCGCCGGAGCGGCCACGGTCTCGATTGGAACCGTTGCCGGTTCCGGGGCGGCCAGCATCCTGGCGGCCACTGCCAAGGCGTCCCTGGGGACGAATGCGCTGGTCGTACCCACTGCCGTCGCGACGCCCTTCAAGATGAGCGCCGCCGGTAAGATCAACGTCACGATCGCCACCGGCCCGCTGACTGCGGGTGTGATCGAGGTCTGGGCGATGTACGCCACCGCCGCGGCGTAGTCCCATGACGGCGTGGTCACAACAATCCGGCTTGGCGAACGCGGCTATCCTGGCCGCGTTCGGCCAACCGGTTTCTTACCAGCAGGGCGCAGGTGATCCGTTCACGGTCATCGGCATCCTGGACAAGAGGACGGACGAGCAACGCCACCCCGACACCGTGTACGCACGGCTGTTCGTGGCCCTGTCCAGCTTTTCGGCGCCGCCCGATCGTGGTGATGAGGTCACGGTCGATGGGGCGCTTCACACGGTGTTCGAAGTACTGAACGATCCGGCCGGCGGTTGCTGGCTTTCCATTCGAGAGAAGGTCTGATGGCGTCGGTACGGGTGTTCTACAAGAAGCAGATCCGGATCGATCAGATGAACTTCCGCCAGCAGTCGATGTTCAAGATCGGGACTGTTGGCGTGGCCGCCGTCAAGAACCGCCTGGCCGCCGCGCAGGGTCCGACCGACTCTTCCGCGAAGCCCCTCACCAAACGGTACGCGATCCAGAAAACGAAGCTTGGCAGGGGAAACCGCCGCAACCTGATGATGACCGGCGACATGCTGCGGAACTTTCAGGTCCGCACGGTTTCGGACAACAGGGCGAAGGCTAGCAACTCCACGCGCAAGGACCGGTTGAAGGCGTGGCTCAACCAGAAGATCGAGCCGTGGGTGGTGTTCTCCCCAAAGAACAAAGTGGCGGTCGCGGCATCTGCGCGGCGCGTGCTACAGGAGATGAAGCCGAAACTCATTCTGGAACGGGCTCTCGGCGGTAAGCAGCTATGATCGATCCTTCCGAGATCGTCACGAACCTCGTGGTGATGCTGCGCGACATCCCGGATCTCGTCGGCGAAATGGATGGCGATGGGGACCGGATCTTCGCCTATCACGACCAATATCCGAAGAACGTCAGCCTGGTCCACGCGATGCACGCAATGCCAGCCCCCTCCATCATGGCGGTCTGGCAGGGCACGCAGCCAGGATCGTTCGGTGGTGTCGATGTTTGGAAGCATCAGGTCACGCTATTTCTGCGGGCGAAGGAGACGTTCACCGGCGATCCGCCTACGGCGTACTACCGGCTGTTCCGGCTGATCACCAAAGGCGTCCCGACTGCGGCCGGCGTCGAGATGATCAACGCGACGGTGCACACCTCCTGCTACCCGATGGACCTGCCCTCGATTCAACGGCAGACCGATGCGGAGGGCCTGGACTATTTTGAAGTGCCACTTTCTTTCACGGAGATGGGAGATGACTGATTCGAGAGTATGGCTTCGACCGCCGTGGGGCAACGGCGAGCCGAAGGAGTTCGATGCGACGCCCGATGTCCTTACGCCGCTGCTTGTCTCTGGCTGGAGCCAGTGCGAGCCGCCGGCCAACGCCCAGGAGGTAACGACGCATGTCGACGACTAGACTGCAGGAAGTACAAATCTGCTTCGGCTTCGGCAAGCAGACCGACATCGCGACCGCCAATCTGGTCGCGGCGATGTGGCGCCTGAAGAAGCTCAACGCCCAGCTCGCGAATCCGAAACTCAACACGGAGAACGACGCTGAGGAGTACGGCAAAGGCCATGAGTTCGCGACGACCACGTTCAAGACCTCCTGGGACACCGGCGGCACGCTCGAAAAGTACCTGAGCGCGGAGATGGCGGCGTGGGCCATGTGCTTTGGCCTGGGCAAGGTTGTGAAGAGCGGCTCCGCGGGCAACTGGATCTACACCTGCACTCCGCTGATCCCGGCGAACGGCGACGCGACCGAATTGCCGTACTTCTGCTTCGTGGAGCAGATCCGCCCGGGTGCCGGTTCCGTGATCGACCGTCTCATGCCTGGTTGCGCTGTCGAGGGATGGACGATTTCGATTGGCTCGGGGCCGGGCCGCGCCAACAGCAAGATCAACGTCGAGTTCCACGGCAGCGGGAAACTGACAGAGCCATCCGCGATCACCGTGCCGGCCGCGACGGTGGAGAAGCTCCTGCCGTCCGCGTCCCTGACGCTCACCATCAACGGCGTCGACTACGTCACGAGCAAGAATATCGTCTCGCTCGAGACGTCGTGGAAGAACAACATCCGAATGGATGCGGGCTTCTATCCCGGCTCCGGTTTCCAGACGCCAGGCGACGCGACCACCGGCGCTATTCGCGGCAGGCTGGAGTTTGGTAACCGCGCGGGCGCGCTCAAGTTCGTGGCCCGCTTCGATCACAACTCCACGGAATTGACGCTGCTCAAGGCGCAGACCACCGGCACAGCGGTGATTCACCTCCAGTTCGACACCAACAACTCGCTCGACATCACCTGGCAGAAGGTGGCGTTCGCCACGGCGGAAGTCGGCGAGACGGACCAGATCGTGACGGTCGCGGTGGAGGCGACGCCGATCTACGACACGACCAACGGCATCATCACCGCGGTTGCGAAGTGCAACGTGGACGCCATCTGCCAGTAGAAAGGACCCGACACAGCCATGGAAACTCCAGTATTCGATTCGACCAGACCGATTGCAATCAACCTCCGGACGCCGGGCGGCGTGAAAACCGTCCGCGTCCGCTTCCCCTCCGATGACGAATGGATCGGACGCCAGCGGCGCCGCAAGGTGCTGGTGAAGCAGTTGGGGCGCGGCATCTCTGAGACCACCGTCGCCAACGGCGAGGACGTGGACGCCGCGCTGGTGGCGAAGATCCGCGGCGGCGAGGACCCCGAGATCGATGCTTTCGAAGCCATGAAGGTGGTTGAGCAGTTGAGCATGGCGGAAGTGGACGACGTAGTTCCGGATGGCGACTCCTTTACGGTCACGCTCCGCGTCTTGGGAGCGACGACCGTCCACCTGCTGAAGATGCCCTCGGCCAAGGACGTCTTCGAGTACCGGCGCGGCTTCGCGCGGCTCCTCGACTTGCCCTTTGGCCGGCAGGAGGTGACCATCAACATCGGGTCCGCTGCCGCGCTCTACAAGAAGCTCATTACCGCCACCGAGGGGTACACGGGCGATGTGCCCATCATCCACCAGGCGGTTGCGGTGAAGGCTGCAATCGACGCGATGGACACCGCGTTCGCGGAGGACCGCGACGCAAGTTTTTAGCGGGGGAGTGGCCGGACGATCCGTCGTTCCGGTTCCTGGTGCATTGGGCATTGCGCCGCGAGGAACTGTGCGATCCCGGCTTGTGCCCCGACGCGCCGGAAGAGGGCGGCCAGCGCTGCGACCATTGCCCCCTGGACCGGTTGGACGCCGCCCAATGCGCGGAGAAGGGCCTGCTCATCCGGCGCGCGCTCGACCTGATGGGCGCACTGAAACTTGGGGTTCACATCGGCCTTGGCGAGATTCGCGCCGAGGAGTTCTGCGCCATGCTGATCATCGCAGAGGAGCGGGACCTGCTGGAACGGGAGCGGGCGGGCGGCGCCCGCCGTTGAACGTCGGTTACGCCGACCGCCGGATGGGGACGAAACGGACCTCGACTCGCTGGTTAAGCGCGGCGCCGATCCTGCGCAACATCGCCAGGGAATGCCCCTCGTAGTCGGCATCCTCAAGGCGGCAGATTACAGACGCCGTGGTGCCAATGAGTCTCCCCAACTGGGCCTGCGTTAAGCCAGAGGCGCTTCTCAATTGGTAAATGTCGCGAGCGATCTCATCGTTTGCCCGCGCCTCTTCGAGGTGCTTCAGCCGGTCTGGTTTGCCTTCAAAGAACCGGCGATGAAGGATCTCCACTGCATCCGTAGTTGGTTTCGGTTTCTTGGTCATGTCAGACCTCCTCGAATGTGTGCTTCCTGGGATTCGCCTCGAACCGCCGCATCCGTTCGATGGCGCGGTCAATGTCCTTCGGCGGCACCACTCGCTCCTTGACGAGCCCATGGGAGACCACTGCGGCGATGTTCCCGTGAAAGAAGTACAGAATGCGGTGATTGACTCCGCGCAAGGTGACACGAAGCTCGTAGATCCCGTCCCGGAGGAAGTCGGCCTCGGGCCGACGCAGTTCGTGCCCCAGTTCTCTTAACCGCTCCAGTCGGGACAAGCACTTCGCTTGTGTCTTCGGAGGCAACTTGCTCATCCAGTCGAAGAACGGACACGATCCACCTTCCTCCTGGAATAGGATGACATTCGTCCTTGGCACCGACCTCCAGTATATTAGCAACTTTGCGAAAAGACAAGCCGTTGGACTGAGTAGTCCCTTGCGCCGTTCACTGATCCATGGCCGACAACAATAGGCTCGAACTCGTCGTCGAGGTGGACGTCAACAAGGCGAACGCTTCGATCAAGAGCATCAACACCGGTCTGTCCAGCATGGAGCAGGCGGCGGGGAAGGCCGCGCGGGGCGCGTCCGCTGGGATCGATGGCTTGACGGTCAGCATGGTGAAGGGCTCTGCGGCCGGCAACCTGCTCGCGGACTCGATCAGAAAGGCGCTCGACTGGGCCAAGGAGTGGACGCTCGGTGCGGCGCAGCACGCCGCCCACACCGACAAGATGAGCCTGTCGATGGCCGCTCTCGCGAAGGCCCATGGCGTGAGTGCGGAGGCATCGAACCGGGCGGTCGAAGCGGTCAAAAGGGTCGGCTTCGGCACGCAGGACGCCATCCATGCCGTCGACCGCCTCATGGTCGCGGACATGAACCTGTCTAAAGCGGAGGGGCTGGCGAAGGTTGCCAAGGATGCCGCCGCCATCGAGAACATCACCCCCGGCGAGGCGCTGGAGAAGCTGCTCATGGCCATCGAGTCGGGCGCGTCGCGCGGGCTCCGGACCATGGGGATCTTCGTCGATCTCAATAAAGAGGTGGACCGTCAGGAGAAACTCACCGGCAGGACGCTCGACGAAAACGAGGTTCGGCAACTCCGCTACAACGCGGTGATGCGTGAGGCGGCGAAGATCCAGGGCGCGGCGGCTGCGGCGACTGGCAGCGCGGAGGCGCAGTCCGCGGCACTCGCCCGCGAAGTGAACGAACTGAAAGAGGCGGTGGGCGAACAGTTCCAGGGGTATCTGCGCTCGTGGGTCGGCCATCTGCGCGATCTTGTGGGCTTCCTGAAGGACAACTCCGACTGGCTGGTGAAGTTCGGGGAAGCGGCGATCTTCGTGGCCGGGGCGATTGTCACCTACGGCATCATTACGAAGATCGCGGGCATTGCCAGTGCCGTCGAGGGGCTGGCACTCGCGCTGGCGGCGAATCCCTGGGCATTGCTACTCACCGGCGTTGTCGCCGCCGGCGGGATCATCTACTACGAATACAACCAGATGCACGAGCGCATGGATCGCGACTTCGAGGACATGCGCCGCAAGGGACTCCAGAAGGATCTCTTCAGCGGGAAGCTCAAGCCGGACGACGTAAAGAAGATGGGCTACACGGACGACCAGGTCCGCGAAATCATCTCCGGAAAGAAGCTCCTGCCGGGCGAATCCTGGGGAGATTTCAGCGGTACGGGCCTTCCGAAAATCAAGATTCTGGGCAAAGGGGAACTCACGGACGACGAAGTGGACCGGATCGCGACGGAGCGGAAGAAGCGGGGCGAGGCAGAGAAGTCGGCCCAGGAGCTCTACCTGCGCGCCGTCGAGGAGCGCAAGAGCGCGGAGCACGACCAGGCGCGTGCCCGCATTGAGGACTCCATGAAGATCATCGAGTCCACGCAGTCCGAAACCCAGGCGGCGAAGGAGTCGCTGAACGTGGTCCTGCTCTCGATGGAGGAGCGCGCAGCGGGCATCGCGAAGATTCAGGAGGAAGAGAAGCGGGAGATCGAGCAACGGTCCACGTACACCGACGAAAAGAGCGGCGCCGTGCGGCACTTCAAGCTCAACGCCTCCACCCTCGAAACGATCCACAAGGCGACCGCGGAAAGGCTCGCGGCGTTCGACATGAAGTTCAACGAGGAGGAATCGCGCCGTGTCGAATCGATTGTGAAGGCGGCGGCGGATCGGTCGAAGAAGCTCTGGGACCAGCAGATGTATGAGCGGGAGCAGAAAGCTCAGTGGGAGGACGGGAATGACATCGACGGCCAGAGACGCGACATCGCAATCGCGGCCATCGAATACCGCAAGAAAGCGGAGTTAGCGCAGTTGGAGTCAGTCGATGCGAAGACTCTCCAGGCCAAAGTCGCCTTGGAGAATGCGAAGACGGGCGTTGAAACCGAGGCCATAGGCGAGCGCACCAGGATGGAGCAGCAGGAGTCCGCATGGCAGGAACATATTCAGGACCAAGCCCGCACGGCGCGCATTCAGGCTGTCGATCAGCGCAAGAACCTCGAACTGACGCAACTGGAAGCGGTCGACGCGGTCACCATCCAGGACAAGGTCAGGCTGGAGCAAATGAAGACTTCCATCGAGGTTCAGGCGCTCAAGGACCGCGCCAAGATAGAGATGGAGCAGATAGACGCGCAGACGGAACGGCAAGTGGACGCCGCGAAGAAGGCGGCGATGGCGCAGGGCATTTTCTATCAGCCGTACCTCGATCAGATCGGCGACAAGATCCGCGAGTTGGGCCAGCACGAGAAAGAATCGCTCCAGAGCGCGACCACGTCAGAGGTCGATGTGGCGCAAGCGAAGGGTGCAATCGCTACCCGCAAGATAGTTGTCGATGAGTACAAGAGCATCTTTCAATCGCTCAAGCAGCAGGCTGGCGGCGTATTCGACGCCCTCGTTACCAAATCGCAGTCGGTGTGGTCGGCCATTGGGAACTCCCTCAAGACCGCCCTGCTGACCGCCATCAAGGACGTGGTGACCTCGCGCGTTGCGGCGATGCTGATGAATCTGTTCGTCCCCGGCGCGCACGCGCAGTTGCAGCAGGGCGGGGCGCCGGGCGGCGGCAAGGGTGGCGGCGGCATATTCGGCGGGCTGGGCGGCATCCTCGGGATCGGAGCGGTCCCGGTGTTCGCGGCCGGCGCGCCTGGCGGTACGCCGCCGTTCCTGCCATCTGGCGGCGCTGGCGCCGGCACGGGTGCTGGCAATGGCGGCGGGATCGGGTCCATCCTGCCCCCCATCTTAGGATCGGGCGGGAACGTCCTCTTCCCCGGCGCGACGGTGGGCGGTGCGCCGCCGTTCGTGCCGTCCTCGTCCGGAGGCGGCGCCGGAATAGGCGCCGCGCCAGCGGCAGGAGGGATCTTCTCAAAGGGTGGCTTGCTGGCCGGCCTCAAATCGTTCCTCGGGTTCGGCGACAACAAGTGGGTCGATATGGGCGGCGGGCGCGTGGCCACCGGCGGCTGGATCGGCCAGTACGGGTCGTTTGGTGACAAGCTGCAAGCTCTCGGCAAATCGGACGCCGCGCTCATGGGTGGCGGGCTGGCGGCGATGGATGGTCTGCGGCGCGGTGGCACGGCTGGAAACCTCGAAACCGTCGGCGGCGGCGCTTTGATGGGGTACAACCAAGCTTCGGCGCTGGGTATGACCGGCGCAGGAGGGGCAATCTTCGGTGCGGGCGCCGGCCTCGCCGCGGCTGGTCTACAGCGTGGCGGGAAAGCTGGTGTCGCTATGGACGCAGCGGGAGGCGCCGTCATGGGTATGCAACTCGGGGGGCCCCTGGGTGCGCTGATCGGCGGAATCGCCGGGGCAATCGCCGGTGTCGTTCGGTTGTTTATAAAGGGCGCGACCGAGAAGACGAAGGACAAGATCAAGGCCCTCTACGGGGTCGATATCTCCGACAAGAGCGTGTTGAAGCAGATCGTGGATATGACCAAATCGGAGTTCGGTGGCAACATCGACATGGCGATCCGCTCGCCTCAGATCCGCGATCTGATCCAGTTGTACGCCATGACCACCGGCCAGAAGACGACCGGCATGCCCGGCGCAGTGACGGCCCTGTCGCTGGTGGAGACGGGCGGGTCGCTGTTTCAATCGCCGCAGTACAACAACGGCACCCCACTCCCGGCGCTGGGAGGCCTGCCGGGACTCGACCGAATCGGGGCGGGCACTCCTTCTGGTGGCGGACTGGTGATTCAACTCGACGGGCCCGCCACAACGGCGCTGCTCCAGGGCCAGGCGGTCCAGGCCATCACCAACAACCCGCGCCTCGTGCAAAGCGCATCGATGGCCGCGACCAAATCAAACGCGAACCGGCGCGAGCTCACCAGCCTTCAGTTGAGTCCCGGCACGCTGACCTCGTAAGGCCATGCCCGGCAACGTCCAGAATGCGGCACCGGCCACCGTTCTGCCGCTGTCGCTGTGCAGATCGTTCGTCCATGAGCGGATATACCCGCTGATCGAGAACGAGTACAAAAACGGGGAGTCACAACGGTCGGTGCTGGCAACCAATAGCAGGCGGCGGTGGCGGCAGGCGAAGCGCCTCACGCCGGCCGCCCTGGTCGCGCTGCGGAACTTCTTCGATGCGCGGAACGGCTCCGCCGAACCGTTCTACTACTACGATCCGTACGACACGAACCCGAAGTTCTCGTACGATCCAACCGGCGTCGCCACCGTTGGCCGATACACAGTCCGGTTCAACGGCGATTGGCAGCAGTCTTGCGGACCCGGGAGGTCCGACGTTCAGATCGAGCTGCTGGAACTGGCTTGAGGAGACACCATGCCTGGGAAATCGCAGATCCACTCCGACGCCGTGCTCAATGTGCTGCGCGGGATCTCGCTTAGCGGAGTGACGCCGTACGTCGGCTTGCTCTCTGTGGCGCCCGCTAACGATGCCGCGACCGGAACGGAACTCGCCGGCAATGGCTACTCAAGGCAAGCCATTACCTTCGACGCTCCGGCAACCGACTCCGGAAACGTTCGAAAGATCGCCAATACGAGCGCCGCGTCCTTCGGTCCGGCGGTAGCGGACTGGGCGCAAGCGGTGGCGTTCGGGGTCTACGACGCGTTTGTGAATGGAACCCTCCTGTACTGGGACGCGCTCCCGACGCCGAAGACGGTACTCCAGGACGACTACGGGCAGTTCATGCCCGGAGCGCTGGTGGTCAAGGAGGACTGAAAGCTATGGCGGACAACATCGACATCACGCCAGGCTCTGGCAGGACGGTCGCGACCGATCAGGTCGCCGGTGGCCGGCACTACCAGCGAATGAAGCTCACGGACGGCGCGGAGGGATCGGAGAACCACGCGAGCGTGCGCACGGACGGCACGCAGGAGGTGAGCCTCACGGACGTGGCCGGAGCGCTGTGGGCGATCCTCGAGGCGCTGACACGGCCGATCTCGCAGGAACCGGGCACGGGCAGGCAGCGGATTCTGCTTGATGGGATCACCGGCAGCCTCACGCTTTCGACCATCACGACCGTCAGCACGGTGACGAACCAGACTCAGATGGGCGGCTTTCCCATCCTGGACGTTCTTCTGAAGCCCACTGATCGCAACCTCTGGAACAACTCCGTCCGGCAAAGGATCTCGTAAATGCCTACGACTCTCGCTTTCAAGCCTCTGATCGATCTCCCCGAGTGGCGTCCCATTGCGAACGCGCCAAACGCCTCCGCGGCCGGCACGCAGTTGGTGGCGGGCCTCCGCAACAACAGCGACCGTGGTGCTTACGTGTTCATGTTGGCGAGCAACGCGCTGTTGCATGCCTATGATGTGGAGGACGACGACTGGTTCCAGTTGGCATCCCCCGCTCTGGCCGGTACATTCGGCGCGGGTGCTGGCGCGGTGATGATGCCTTCGCAGGGTCCGCGCGGAACGCTGGCGGCTGGCGCCACTGCGTCGAGCGTCGTCCTCAACACCGCGCTCCCTGCCGCGGTAGCGCCGAATCAGTTGGCGAACAAGGGGAACAGCAACGGCTACAAGATCCGCATCATCGGCAATAGTGCGGGCGGTTCCGGCAAGGTGGAGGAGCGGTACATCGTCGGCAACACCGCTGGCACAGCGCCGACGATCTACCTGGACGCGCCGCTCTCGTTCACGCCACAGGCTGGCGACGGTTACGAGATCCTGTCGGGCCGCCTGTTCCTGCTTGGCGCGGGCACGCTCGCCGCAGGCGTGTGGAAGTTCTACGACATCGCGACCAACTCGTTCTCCGGCAACCTCGCGACCACCAACCTGCCGGCCACGATCAGTACCGACTCCAGTTTCATCGGCCTCGACGAGTCGTACGTGCCGTATGACGCGAATCCGGGCGACGGCTTCTTCGGTCAGTTGACCGCGACGGCTGCCGCGGCGACCAGCATCACCGGACAGGCTGCCAGTGGCGACGCGGCGGTGCTCGCCAACGAGTACCGCAACTTCCAGATCCGGATCGTGCAGGACGCCGTGAACCCGACCGCAGCCGGACAGCGCAGGAACATAACGTCTCACACGGCGGGGGCGTCGCCGGTGTACACCGTGCCCGCCTGGAGCGTTACGCCATCCGCGAACGCCGTTTTCGTCATCGAGAACAACGGCGACCGTATCCTGCTGTGGTCCTCCGCGAGCACCAGCACGTTCACATATGCCATCACAGGGAACGCCTGGGATACGACCACCTTCGGCGTGCGTCCCGCCGCGATGGCCGCCGGGTGCGTCTCCTGCCCTTCGTTCTTCATGCGTCCGGACTCCGCGAAGCAGGCGCGCCATAGCTACATCTACAGTTTTCGCGGCGGTAACGTGGCGACGCTCGATCTCTTCGACATCGCCGGCGGCGCCACTGGCTTGTGGACTGGCGCTGTGGCTTATGGCGGTTCTGGCGGCGTCCTGTTCACGACGGGATGCACGATCACGCCCGACCCATTCACCGGCAACGGGCGCTTCGCATTCATCAACTACAACGGCGGTCAGCGCTGCCTGAAGTTCGACGTGAAGAACCGCGTCATCAGCCCCGCGTTCTACGTGCGGTATCCGCAAGGTACGGCAGCGGTCGGCGCTCGCATGGCCACGGCCGTGTTCGTGGATGGCGCAACGAAGCTGGTCTTCATCCTGTTGCAGCGGATGGGCGGCGCCGAGGTCTTCGAGATGGCAGTGCAGAAGTAAACGAATGTCGCTGCTCCTGCTGTTCAAAGGGGCGCATGTTCCCGTCGTCAACCCGCTGGATGGCGTGGCGCGCGGACACTCTTCGGGAACTGCCCGCCTCGCGGTCCTCCGGCGTATGGCGGGCACGGCGACTGGCCGCGGGACCGCCTCCGGCGCGTTCCGGGCAACTCGCGTGCTGTTCGGGATCGCGGTTGCACGCGGCCAGGTTTCCGCGCGCATGATGGTCCTCCGGATGCTCCGGGGAACCGCGGCAGGAGTGGCCGACGTTCGCGCACGGCTGGCGCGTGTGCGCCCGCTGGCCGGTACCGCAACCGGAACTGCCACCATCCTCGGGCGGCTTGCCCGCGTGCGTGCGCTTTCTGGCGTTGCCGCTGGTTGGTCCCAAGTCGTCGGCGTGATCGTGTGGGCGGGTGCGACCCCAGGCATCCGGACACTGTTCGTCCGGAGGGAGATCCGAACGATGACGCCCGGCTTTGAGTCCCGATCCTTCGCTGTGCAGCGCGAGGTCCGGGTGCTGGCACCAGCCGCGGAGGACCGGACCTTGGTGGTGCCGAAGGAGACGAGGAGCATCGACGCATGACGTTCACCAAGGACCCCGACGCCGTTCTCGACTACTCCGTCGATTGGGCGAAGTGGCTGGCCGGCGACCAGATCACTACGAGCGACTGGACGGTGCCCGTGGAATTGACGAAAACGCTCGACGCCACGACGGCGACCAAGACCACCGTCTGGCTCTCCGGTGGGGCCGCCGGCCAGTCGTATACGGTCACCAATCGCATCACGACCACGGGCGGCCGGACGGAGGACCGCTCGTTCATTGTGAAGGTCGAGGAACGCTGAGCAGTCCGAACCCGCATAGGACACGAATATGGATGAGAACCTGAATCGGCGACTTGGCGAAGTCGCCCAGATCGCCGTGCGCATTGAAGCCGAAACCAGCGTGCCAGCGCGACTGCTGATCGCCCAGTGGGCGGTAGAGTCGAAGTGGGGCGCAAAGCCCGTAGGCACGTCAAACTACTTCGGGATCAAGAGATCCACGCGTCACACCAAGTTCTGCACCGTGATGACGAGAGAAGTGATCGCGGGCCACGAGCGGCATCTCCGCCTCGAGTTCGCCGACTACGACTCCCTTGACGACTCCTGCCACGACTATGCCTGGCTGATCTCGCACGGCGACCCGTATCGAGCCGCCTGGGACCGCTACCGGCAGACTCGCGACTTCGCCGCGCTGGTTGACGGCGTCGCCAGTGTGTACGCCACAGACCCACACTACGCCGCGCTGCTGAAGCAGATCGCAACGCAGTCGAACGTCGGTGCTGCGATTCATTCCGCCCAAGAGGCAACCGCTCGTGCCTGACTACCTCGGCAACATCGTCGTGCCGGAGATTGCAGCCTCCGGCACCTTCCCCATCGTTGCGGACTACCCGTTCGGGCGGTCCAGCCATCCAGACGTGGCGATCCACCAGTTCGGGAGCGGGAACTCGAAGATCGAGCAACGCTTCCTCCTGGGCGCGGGCGCCAAACGCTTCACCGTGCGGCGCGCCTTTCTGCGCGACGCTGACCGGCGCGCGCTCCGCGATTTCTGGGAGTCGAAGTACGGTCCCTACGGCGCGTTCACCTACAACGCCCCCAACGACGACGGCAACGGCACCACCGTCTATACCTGCCGCTTCGCCAACGAGCCGTTGTCCTGGGAGATGCTCGCGGACCACGCCTGCAGCCTCGGCGTTACCCTGATCGAGATCCCGCCTTCGAACCCCACCTACCCTCTCGCCTCGACGGTGACCCGGTTCCCGCCGCTGGCCTTGAAGGACGCTCTGCTGTCGCAGGTGCAGCAGATGATTCCCCTCATCAAGATCCAGCCGCTCCAGAGCGGCTATCCCGCCATCTATCTCTCCGACCGGCGCTGCACCATCGGGGCGCAGTTGTACCTGCCGCGCCTGGTGGACTTCGACGGCATCTCGCAGGGCATGGGGAACGAGGCCGACGACGCCACGTTCACCTTCGGCAACGCCGACCGCGTGATGCGCGATCTGGCGAACGACGTGGACCTATTCCGAGCGACCATCGAGTTTTCCCTCTACCACGTCGGGCAGCAGATCAAGCTCGACCTGTGGAAGGGCGACATCATCAACTGGCAGTTCGATTCCGGCGCGGAATTCAAGGTCACCGCCGCCGACGGTCTGTACGAACTGAATCTCCCCTACCCGACCCGGAAGGTGTCGCGCTCGTGCTGGAAGGCATTTAACATCGGCGCGTGCCCTTATGCCAGCGCTGGCGCCATGGATCTGGTCCATTTCCCCTCTGGCGATCCAACCCAGTGCGACAAGGGGTACGACACGCCCAACGGCTGCCTGGCGCACGGCATGAAGCGCTACTACGGCGCGGTGATCGCCGAGCCGCAGGGAGTCACCATCAAGGACAACTCTACCGGCGTGTTCGGCTTCGGGCGCTCCAGCATCACTAGCGTGTCGCTGGTCGCGGATTCCATTTACGACCAGGTCATTCCGGAGATCTACACCGACAGCGAAATGCCGGTGAACTGCAAGGTTGCGGCAGGCCGTGACGAGAGCGACTTCTACGAGGCGATGGGGATCGTTGGCGAAGGACCGCTCATCTCCTACACCGCCGCGCACTACGAAGACCTGAACGGAAATCCTGTGGCTATGTGCAGCACCGGCGCCGTCTTCGTCGGCAGCACGCTGGATGGCCAGGCGCAGCACGGCTGGCCCAACCAACCCACCTACGGCATCCGCCAGGTCCTGGGCACGGACCCTGCGGGCGCGGGCGACTGGTTCTCTCTCGACCAATCCGGGAACACCACCGGCGGCGACTGGCGCAAGGTGCACTCTGGCAACTCCACGCTCAAGGACAACTTCGCG